TTGATAAATGCTTTGGTCAAGGCACAACAAGAAATTGACCATGTAGTGCAAGATGCAAATAACCCTTTTTTCAAAAGCGATTATGCAACTTTAAAAGAAGTTATTGATTCTGTAAAAAAACCACTTAACGATAATGGCATATTGTTACAACAAGTAGCACATGATTGTGATGTAGGTGTTTGTATAGAAACAATCTTTTATGGTCATGGTGGAACTTTGTCTAGTGGTAGAGTAACAATTCCTGCAGCTAAACAAGACCCACAAGCTTATGGTTCAGCACTTAGCTATGCAAAAAGATATTCTTTACTTATGGCTTGTGGTGTTGCTACAAGACAAGAAGATGATGATGCAGAAAAAGCTATGCAAAGAAATAAACCTAAAGTTGTGAAGCAACCAGCAAAAAACAATGATGAGGACTCATTCTAATGGAAGTACCAATGTGCATACAAAAGAAGTCAAAGAGCAAATACACAGTTGATGATTGTGTGTTTCTCTGCCTGAGAAATGCTTACAATAATAAAAGATGGCTTATGTTTCACGAGATACAAAGAATCATCAGTGAACAAACTGGAAAGTTCTTTGGAGAAGCCACAATATCTGCATCTATTCGTAACATGAGAAAGGATTATTGCAGAACTGCATATAACTTACCTAGATTCGGTGAGATTGTAGATAAAAGAAGAAGACATAACAGCAGAGGGTATGAATATAAGTTTGATATTGGTGAACAAAATGACTGATACTATGTTTTCAATAATTGGTTTTGTTGCTTGTTTAGTATTAGTTTATATAAATAGAAATGATATATAGGTAAATAAAATGATTAAAGAAATTGAAATGATAAAAATGCGTAAAGATATTGAATACCTTATACAAAATTATTTTCATAGCAGAACTGCAATGTCTAAAGCTTTATGTGTCGTGCCAAAAGTTTTAAGTGATATAGAAAAAGGTGTTATACCACAAGATGCTAAATTTATTTTTTTATTAGAACAAATAAAATTTATAAAAAAACAAATAAAGGAAGCTGAAGATTATAATCCAAATTTAAAAGAGACTCTAAAAGGTATTAGAAAAATCAATAGAATGACACAAGCACAATGTGCAGACAAAATTGGCATAGACCCAAAAACTTTATGGAATTTTGAAAATGACATAAAAGTATCATTTGAATCAAAACAAAAAATAAAATATTTTATTGAACAAATAAAAACGACTGATGGCACATATAGTAATCTCGTTAGACAATACAGAAAAAATAATTTACTTAATCAACAAGAATTCGCAATTCAATGTGGTATTAGTTTTAGAACTGTACAAAATATAGAAGATGGTATGCCTTTAAGCAATCAAACGAAAAAAAAGCTTAACAATATATTAAATGTAAACTAAAAATAAAGGAGTAATAAATGTACGAAAAAAAAGAAATGAAAAACAACACTGGTGCTTTGTTTAATGATGATAAAGTTTCAGTTGTCAGAAAAGGAAAAATCAAGATCAATGATGAAATAAGATATGCAAGTATTATAAAGTTTGAGATACCAAATCAAGAACCTAAATATGAGTTGTCAATATCTGTGGGTTTACTTCATGTCAATGATGCAGAAAGTAAAAAAAATTTCAAATCACCTGATATAAGTGGAACTGTAACAATAGATAATCAACAATTTAAGTTTGGTGGTTGGAGCAAAGAGTCTGATAGTGGTGTTAAATACACAAGTGTAGGTATCACAGATTCTGTAAAAAAAGAAGAATCCACGAGTGAGTCTTACTTTCCAAGTGATGAAGTAGATGATGGATTGCCTTTTTAGTGTCAAAAAGAATTGTAAATAAAGAACATCTTAGATATGTTTCAACCTTACCCTGTTTTATTACACGAGCAGGTTTTATGAGTTGCAAAGGACCAATACAAGTTCACCATCTTTTAAAACCAAATGAGGGTTATAAAGGCACATCAAATAGACTTGGTGTGAAAAGTAACGATTCAGATGTAATTCCATTATGTCAATTTCATCACGCACAACTGCACACTAAGTTTGGTAATGAGTATAAGTTTTTAGCTAAATATGGGTTTAAAAAAACAGCAGCTCAAGAATATGCAAAGCAATTATGGGAAAGAAGTTCTGATATTTATAAATCAGATGATGATCTACCTTTTTAAAAAAATATTAAAAATATTCCAAAAAGTATTGGAGTATTATTCCATTTTGGTATATAGTATTCATATGTTAAATAAATTGAAGGAGAATTAAATGAAAACACATTATGGTTGGATAGGTCATTTTAAAAATGGTTCTAAATCTATAGATGATTATGTAATTGTTAATGTAGGTGATGAACTACATATAGAGCATGGTGGTACTAGCGTTTTAGATCGTAATACTGGTAAATATGTTCATAAAACAGGAACAGCTTTATTTATAGTAGATAGAATTACAAAGTCTTGTAATATTTATGGTAGAAAATATAACTTAGATAAGACAAGAACTTTTAATGAAAATTATAGATTAGATTTAGATAGAGTAAAAAAATTCATTACAGCAGATAAGCAAAAGGAGAGTACATAATGAGATACGAATTATATGTATTAGTTAAAGATGAATGGTGGTTAGCTTTGAAAACACCTGATGAAAAATACTTTGATTACAAGAAAAAAAAGTTTATTAAGCAAGGCTTAAAAGTTAAAGAAACAGTTCAAAAAATAGGAGCATAAAATGAGTAGATTATTTAGAGAAATGCATGACAAATGGGAAAACGAACCTGAATCATTGACACCTGAAGAAAGACTTGAAAGAGCAGAGTTTAACAAACAGGTAGCTGAAGATGAATATAGGGAAGCTGTGCAAAGTGTTCTACATGGAACAATAAAAAAGCAAAATGACTAGAAAAGTAAACGAAGATAAGTTATGTACTGCTTTTTATCAGTGCATGGATTTTTTAAATTTTGATCAAAAAAAATATGAAAGATTCATGCATTCATTGGCTTTCAATAATTTAAGTGGTTGGCTTTCATTACAAAATGCTATTGCTACTAATAACGCTGACAGCTTTGCAAAAATATTAAATGAATATGCTTTCTTTTGTAAACATGAATATGAAACATGGATTAACTCTTTGAAATTTCAAGTTGACAGTGGTTCACTAAAAAAAATAGTGCCGCCATCAACCACACTAAATGATTTTTTTGAAGATGTTCATCTAAGAATACCACATGAAAAAACATTGATTATTGATTATGGTGTTGAAAATATTGCTACAGCAATAGTCAGTGCATCTGAAGTATCAATACAGTCTACTATAAAACATATAAGAAATAACTATAATACTTTTGCAAAAGGTGATAAATCACAAGAGAATTTTAAATATTTTCAAGATCGTATTCTTGAATATGGTGAACAATATAATGTAAAAGATTTAATAGAATGCACACTTACTGTTCATACAAATCTAAGAAAAGAACATTTAAAAAGGCAAATAGAGGTGGCTAATCAACCATTAAATAAAATTATTCGTGAAACGAAAGGGAATAAAAAATATAAAGTCTTTGTTAAAGATGGCGATAA